CCATGGCTCAGTAAGAGGTTCAACCTCCCAAAATCAGTATACAACCTGAATCCTGGTGGAAACCATTTTCTACCTCTCAATAACTCCAAATTTGCCATTTTCGATGAGTTTGGAGCTAAATCCCAACCTCAGGAAACTGGTCCCGAAGCTCTTTTAACCTCTATCCTTTCCGGTGGTTCCGTCAATCTTCCGACAGCTACCCTATCCGGAAAAGTTCAAAAGCCTGATTTCTTGGCCGTATTCATTATGTCCAATGTTTCTCTTCAAGGAGCTAAACTTAACATCACTCCTGAAGCAAAACAGGCTCTAGCTCATAGATGTATTCTCTTGCAAGCTTTGGATCCCAATTTTGATCCAAGTCTTCCAAGAGGCGCATCTCAAGCCCACCAAAAACCCGATTTTTCCCATCTTCAGTTTCAACCTGTTGACGCTCAGGGACATCCCTGTATGTCCGCAGCAGGACCTTTTCCTCCGATTTCTATCAAGAATCTCTGTGACCTGTTGGAAAGTAAAATAGTTCAAAATCTCACTACCTTTAATGCAGAGAAACTTTTTGCTGATGGTATAGATGTCCCCGCTCGAGACGATCTTGACACCTTAATGGGCAGTTTCCCTGCCTTACCAGTTGAACAAGGCAATACTCTCCCTTCTTCTTCTCTGAGTTTAAAACAAATTGTTTTGGACGCTATGGGCTACAAACCCGACCATTCCAATCCAACTCCTCCAGCCGAAGAACAGCTAATTCAACAAATTTTAGCTGAAGAACCACCAGCCGTTCCTCCTTTCATAGATGATACTACCGATCCTCCTCCACCTCTCAGTCCTATCGCTCAGGACTTTGTTCCTCGCACCCGCGTAGAACCTACTAGTTATGATATGGATTTTCCTGCAATTCCTCCTCCACTTCCTCATGAAGCAGCTTCTCAACCATCTGCCACTGATATGGCTTCTATTGCAGCTACTTGGAAGAATAAAAATCCTCTCAAGAAATCATGGAATAAGCTTCGCAGGCAAGAGAAACTTTCGCTAGCAGAAGCAACTGCTTTATGCAATGCGTTGAATATGCCTCTTGATTCCATTCCTCAATCCACCAGAGAGAAAACCACTTACCATATCATTGGTAATCCCGGAATAGGAAAAACCCGTTTACTGGAGCCTCTTCTCAGAGAGTTTTCAAAACTCTGTCCCATGCTTCCAGCAATTAAAGTGACGAAGAACACTGTCAATTTTTCAGCTGATGCTTTGTATATCTTTGATGATTTCGTAGATTTCACAGAAGTGTCTCAAAAGCGCTATTCTGAAATCTACGATCTCATTACTGAGCATTCCATCATTCTCATTATTTCCAACATGGTTCCTGACAGACATTACTTTTCCGCTCCTTCCTTCAAACACCTTCACTATCCTGGAATTATTCGAAGACTTGCTCTTACTGGAATTGTTACTCCGGTAGGTACAGAAGCACCAGTTCCTCATCTCAACCTTCTTGAGGCTACAGGAGCAGGAAATTTGGAGTATTACAACCGCTCTTATGGACTTAGAGCTACTCCATCTAAATGTCTTACAGCTCAACAACTTGCTTTTGCTATTGCTTCTAGTGCTGTCCTTGGATTTAATAGAGAACTTGAAGTAGTTAGTTCAGAATTTCCATTTGATAACAACAAATTGGACTATGATCTCTGGGTAGATGCTCGATCAGTTCCACTCTCTGCTTTTAGTGATACCATCTCCGCAATAGTTTCTGAAGCTAGATCTCCCCGCAATTTGGCTTCCCTCATTTCTGGTCAGGATCTCATAACTCCTACTTTGCGAGTATCCGCTCGCTTTGTAGCAGCTATCCCTCTAGCTCATGTTCAAGGAATTTTTACCGCCGCTAAATGCGATGAAGATTCCTTGAGAGAAATGCACAAGACTTTTTCCCGGTTCCTTCCTGATGTAGGCATGTTTGTCTACACTTCCGATGCTGGTG